CCGCAACTGCCCCGGTGGGCCGATCCACAGCGAACGCACGGGCGCTCACCTCCGGGACAGGATGCGTTCGCCGTCTGCGGTGGCACGGGCGATCTCGGTTGCGCCGACCTGCACCACCACGGGGCGGGCGGCCAGCTCGCGCACCGCGTCCACCAGTTCGCCCAGGTCCGGCGGTGCCGCCCCCGTGGCGTCGGCGGTGGTGGTGCGGGTGATCACCCGATCCGGTGTGATGCGGCCGGACACGACCTCGGGCGCGGCCATGCGTGGGATGCTGCGCGTGAGGTCGGACAGGTAGGCCCGCACGGCGGGTTCCTCGGCCTCCAGACCGGACAGCAGCCCGCGCATGATGAGGACGCCGTTGCCGCGCAACAGCTTCGCGTCACGCTCGGGTGGCCCCTTCCAGTCGGGCAACAGGTTCGTGACCTGTCGGAGCTTGTCGCGCAGGGAGTTGATCATGGACTCGATGCCGCGCAGCAGGCCCCGGATCAGGTTCTTGCCCGCCTCGACCAGCAGCGAGCCGAGGTCGCCGAGGCCGGAGAGGATCTTGCCGGGCAGCTCCGCGACGAGGCCGAGCAGTCCGCCCGTGGCGGTGTTGACCGCGCCCCACAGGAACTGGAACGCGCCCGCCACGATGTCCTTGACGCCCTGCCAGGCGCGCGACCAGTCGCCGGTGATCACGCCCATCGCGACGTCGAGCAGCCCTTGGAGGAACTGGAGCCCGCCGGACACGGTGGAGACGATGTTGTCCACGACGGGCTTGACGACGTTGTCCAGCAGGAACCGCAGCGTCGGGATCAGGGTTTCGTTGATCTCGGCGGCGACGGCCGCCCAGATCTTGAGCCAGTCCGTGAGCACCCCGGCGGCCTGCACGACGACCGGCAGCAGCGCCGCGACGATGTCGATCACCGAGGGCAGCAGCGCCACGCCCAGTTCGAGCAGGGGCGGGAGCAGTGGGAGCAGGCCCTCGGCCCAGAGCCGTACCAGGGCCTCGGCCAGCGGCGGGACCAGCGGCAGCAGCCCGACCAGCGCGGTGGACAGCGTCTCGCCGAGCAACCGTCCGATCTCGACCAGCGTGGGCGTGGCCGCCGCCAGCCCGACCGACAGGACCCCGGCGAGCTGCTGGACCGTCGAGACGATCACCGGGAGCACCGGCAGCGCCGCCGTGAGCCCGGCCAGCAGCACTTGAGCCCAGGTGTCGGCGAGCTGGCCGACCAGCGGCAGCACCGCCGACAGGGCCGTGAGCAGGGCTCCGCCGATCTCGACCGCGATCGGCGTCAGGACACGAAGTAGATTCGCCAGCGCCGGGGCCGCGATCTGCACGGCCTGGACGAGCAACTGTCCGAGTTGGACGATCAGCGGGCTTGCCGCCCGTGCCAACTCGATCAGGGCGGGGGCCAGCTCGCGCACGCCGTCGGCGAGCGCACCGCCGACCAGTTCGCCGACGAGTTGGGACACGGCCGGTGCCAACTCGTCGGTGACCCCGGCCAGCAGCTCGACAGCCGGGACCAGCAGCGAGGCCAGGGCCTGGGCCGCGACCCCGGCCAGCGGGGCGAGGGCGGCCAGGACGCGGCCCGCGGGCTCGACCCCTGCCACGAGCACGCCCAGCGCCTGGGCGACCATCGGGCCGAGCTGGGCGATGGCGGGCGCGAGGACCGACGCGGCCACCCGTGCGACCTCGGCGAGCAGCGGCAGCAGGGCCGAGGCCACCGCGCCGAGACCGCCGAAGATCTGTTGTAGGGCAAGGGTTCCCTCCGCGCTGCGGAGGAAGGCGAGCATGGAGCCGGTGACCGCGTTGAGGGTCTGGAGCAGGCCCGCGCCCTGGGTGTTGGCGGCCGACAGGACCGTGAACACGATCCGGACGACGTTGCCCAGGATGGTGGCCAGGTCGCCGAGCGCGGAGAGGCCAGCGGACAGCCACTCGCGTAGCTGCCCGGTCTCGCGGGCGGTGGCGATGAACTGCGCGAACCGCTCGGTGCTCTCCCCGAGCGCGGAGGCGAAGCCGGGCAGGAAGTCGGAGCCCACGGCGGCGATGTCGCGGATGGCGCGCAGCAGCGGCGCCACACCGCCCGCGAGTGCGCGGACGGACTGCCCGGTGTTGTCCAGGATCAGCCGGACGTCATCGACGGTGCGGGCTTCGCCCGCGAACCCGGCCGCGTTGCGTGCGGCCTGGTTGTAGCCCTCGGCGATGCCGATCAGGCCGTCACGCAGTACCGGCAGGTACCGGTCCCCCAGGCGGCTGACTTCGTTGCCGAGTCCGGCGAACAGCCGGGCCTGCACGTCGAGCTTGAGCCCGTCGAGCTGGGGGCGCAGCGCGCGGACGGCGTCGGTGGTCTCCCGCATCGCGGGCGGGAAGTCCTTGACCGCCTTGGCGTAGTCGGCCGGTGTCTCGGCGTTGAGGGCGTCGTTGAGCCCGTCGACGCCCAGGCGCAGCGCGCCCACGGCGGCGGCTGCGGCGATGCCGACCGCGGGGACGATCAGCAGCGACCCGGCGGCTGTTCCGGCCGCCGCGCCGAGCCCGCCCATCAGCCCGAGTGCCTGGGCGATGCCACCGGCCAGCGCGGCGTACTTCAGGGTGGCCGCGCCCACGGTGGCGGTGTGGGCGGTGATGCTGCCGGTCAGGCGGGTGACGCCGTTGTCGAGCTGGGCCAGGCCGCGCACGCTCGCGCCGACGCTGCGGTCCAGGGCGGTGCGGATGGTGACGGTGTGCCCGGACAGGCGGCGGCGCAGCGCGGTGAACTCGTTCTCGGCGGGCGCGGTGTCGAGCTGGGCGAGCAACCGCAGGGCGGTCCGGTCGCCCGCGCGGGCCAGCTCGGCGAGCTGGGCGCGCACCAGCGCGGTCTGGATCTGCGCGCCCAAGGTGATGTCGGGTGCGCCGCGTTCGGCCTGGTTGATCTGTTCCCGGACGTGACGCCCGAGCCCTTGCAGGCTGGGTAGGACCTTGAGGTAGGCGTGACCGACGGTTGCCAGGAGCGCTCACGCTCCCCGCATCCACAACGCGATCTCGCGCAGGGACTTCGTCTCGGGCTCCGGCTCACCCCCTGCCGGTGCGGGCGGGGCGGTGTCGCCGAGGTCCAGCGGAGCGGCCACGTCGGCGTCACTGACCTTCGTGCCCAGGGCGGTGGCGACGGTGGCCCACAGCAGGGTCACGCGGCGTTCCAGTGCGGCGAGCAGGACTTCGGGACGGGTCCACCCGGCGTCCGGGCCGGTCGCACGCCACACGGCGGCGTCGTCGGGCAGGTGCGCGACCACGGCGCACACCCGCCGGAACGACAGCCGCCCCCGGTAGAGGTCCAGCAGGTCCAGGCCCAAGCGCAGGAAGTCCAGTTCGAGCGCTTCGGCGGTGGTGTCGTCCGCCAGCAGACGGGCGACGACTACGGGTTTCCCCGCCCCAACTCCCGCATGATCGTCTGCGAGAAGTGCTCCGCGTCGGCGGCCGTGGTCGCCAGGCCGCGCCACGTCCTGTACTGCTCTTCGCCGAGGATCAGCCGCAGCGACAGCAGCACCTTGCCCTCCTCCTCGGCCTCGATCGCGGCCAACGGGAACTCCGAGGCCGAGGGCAGGGTGAAGCGCTTGCCGCGCCACATCACCGCGTGCTCACTGCGTGCGGGTGCGACCGGGCGGTTGGTGGCCTCTCGGCGTTGGGATCGGCTCACTGGGTGGTCTCCTCGATGGCGAGCGTGCCGCCGCCGCTGGGCGGGGCGAGCAGGACGGCGGGGTCGTCGGTGAGCCACACGGCCAACGTGGTTCCGCTGGCCGGGGCGAGCGCGGCGAAGCTGATGCCCCACCGGGCTTCCTGGGTGCGGGTCCACTGGGCGTCCTGGGTCTCGGAGACCTCGGCGCGCGGGACGTAGAGCCGGTGGTGGTAGATCTCGGTCGCCGAGATCTGGTCGACCCAGTCCACGCACAGGGCGCGCTCGTCGCCCTTGGGCACGGACGAGATCTCGGCGCGGTAGCGCTTCGACCCGGCGGCGGTCTCGGCGAACACCATCCCGCCGAAGTACGCGCCCAGGACCACGGCCTTGGTCTCCTGGAACACCGAGGAGACGCCGAACTCCTGGCTGGTGTAGATGAACCGCGCCGGGGTGGTCTGCTGCCAGTGCGTGGTGCCGGTGCGCTCCACCGCGCGGCGGATGGTCACACCGTCCTCGGTCGAGAGCCCCAGACCGGTCCACGCGGCCGGGAGCGGGGTTGTCGGGTCGGGCGGTTCGGGCGTGCCCGGCGGAGCGAGCGAGAGTTCCCCGGTGCCGGGGACGCGGACGAGGGTGGGACTCAGTGCCAAGCGGACGACCTCCAGGAAGGCGCGGGAGGGCCGCTCTCCTGGTGGTGGTGCCGGGAGGCGGGCAGCCTCCCGAGACGGGTACGAACGAGGTTCAGCGGATGGTGGAGCGGGCGCGCACCGCGACGGCGGCGGTGGCAAGCGGGCGGTCGGTGTGCGGGTCGATCCCGCCGAGGGGGCCGGTGACGGGTTCGCCGCCGGTCAGGCCCGGCGCGGGACGCGGGGCGCACAGCAGCGCCAACGCCAGCCCGACCGCGGCCTTGGCGGCGTGCTCGGAGCGGTGCCAGCAGGTCAGCCGGACCACCACGCGCTGAAGCGCGGGCCAGGCCCAGGTGTGACCGTCCTCGGCGACCAGCAGCCACGGCAACGACGGCGGCCCGCCGTCCGGCCCGTCCCCGACCCGCGTGGACACCTGGACGCCCGCGAGCACGGGTTCAGGGCGTGCGGCGAGCTGCGGACGCAGGGCACGGACCACCAGCTCGGCCACGTCGACCGGCACCGCAAGCGGCCCGCTCACGACTCCCCGCCCGCATCCAGACCGTCGACCTTCAACCCGGCGGCCTCGGCCGCGCGCTTGAGCAGCCCGTAACGGGCCTCCATGCCGACCCCGGCGGGATGGCGCACCGCCACGGTGGTTCCGGCGCGGTCGTGGTTGGGGTCGTCGAACACCTCCACCGGCAACGGCTCACCCGAGGTCACCCGCCGACCGGCGCCGCGCGCGGTCGCGCCGACCTGTTCGGCCGCCGCACGCACCATCGCGGCGAACTCCGGGGAGTTCAGCAGCTCGCGCACGCCGTCCCGGTCGACGCGGAAGCCGTGGAATGCGTCCATCGTTCAGCCCTCCACGTGCTTGAGCCGGGTCTCGTAGTGGACGTGGCCGAACCGGGGTTCCCAGAGGTCGGGTTCGCCGTCGACCTCCAACACCCGCTCGCGCCACTCGATGCGCTCGCGTGCGGCCAGGCGCTCGATGCCGAACAGCCGCCACGAGGTGACCACCGGGCGGCGGCCGGGTTCGGCGGGTTCGGACGAGGTGACCGGCTGGAGCAGGCCCCACATCACGCGACGCGGGGCGTCCGGCCCGTAGTCCAGGTCCGGAGTGGGGTTGTCGTACTCGTCGGTGACCGGCGTCGGGGTCACGACGAGGAAGCGGTGAGGTAGCTGAATGAATGCTCCAATCAGGTGAAGCAAGGCTGAATCGCTCAAGTCGGTGCGAACAGCCGCCGATAGCAGGGAGGAGAAGTGCCGGACCCGTCACAGCGGGCCGGCGCTCTGCCATTTGCGCCGTGTCCGTCGAGGTCAGACCGTCCAGATGGAGAACGCGCCGCGCGGCGCGGGAGCGGGCGGGCGGAGCAGGTCCAATTCGTCCTCGGTCAGGTAGAGCCCGCCGCCCTCGTGCGCGGCCGTGCGCGAGTGCCCGCCCACCGTCTCGGACTTGTTGCCGTCCGGTGGGGACGCCAACGCCCGCAGCACGGCCGTGGCGATCACGCCGGGCGCGGTCGCGGGCGGCGGGTCGGGCAGCTCCGGGACGCGGGCGCGGATGATCGCCGAGGCGTCGGCGACGAGCACCGCCGCGCGGGCCTGCTGCTCCGGGGTGAGCTGCACTTCGGTGCGGGCCTGTACGTCGGCGACGGTGGCCAGCGGAGGGTCGGTGGACATGTGTCACCTCGTCCACTCTTGACCGCGATGGACACAGACAGGCGTAAAGCGAGCCGCCATACCGCGATAATCGGTGCTGGTACGACTAGGTACACGGCGCGTACAGTCCGTCCGCGTGAGTGGGGAGAGATCGACCTTCGTGACCGCAGTCATCGCCGCCGCCGCCGCGTTACTCGGATCAGCCCTCGGGCTCGCCGGTGCTCTTGTGACCACCAATCAGCAATTGGCACACGACCGGCAAGTACGGCTGCGCGAGGAAGTCAAGACCGGCTGCGCCGACCTCCTGCGAGAGAGTCGAAGCATGTTGTCCATACTGGCCGAAGCCGTCGGGAGCACATCACCCAACGTCATCTCGGACGCAAGAACGCGCGCAATTGCCGTCCAGAACGTTATGCTCCAAGCGGAGACTGCACTTCTCCTCGTGGCCCCGGCCGACATCGTCGCCAAATTGACCGATCCCGATGCGGGAAAGCAAAAGCTCTCCACTTCGGATGCGCTGCTTGACCTGGCGCGCAAGGCTGAGAACCCCACGAGCACGGAATTCCGATCCGCGCTTGACTCCGTCAAGGAACTTCAGAAGGCGATGGGTGCGGAGTACATAGACATCGGTGGCGCATGCAGGGGCTATCTGACCAACAACTA